CTTTGAGCTTATACCTGCATGGCACAATAAGTCACAAGCTTTGGCCTTTGAGGATGCGATATACACAAGAGCGTCTCATTTTTCATATGAATTGAAAGGCAATAAGCTAAGGCTCTTTCCTCCTCCTTATTCTGGAGGACCAAATAAAATGTGGATCCAGTTCTCAATTCCTTCGGATCCCTTCTTGGAAGAAGACACAGGAGCAAGCTCTGGTATAGACGGAATTAATAACATGAACACTTTGCCGTTCGCTAATTTACCTTTTAAGAGTATAAACTCTATTGGTAAACAGTGGATACGAAGGTTTGCACTTGCTCTATGTAAAGAAATGCTTGGCCATGTAAGAAGCAAATTTGCCACAATACCAATACCTGGCGAAAGTGTTACGCTCAATGGATCAGATCTAATAACTCAAGGAAGAGAAGAGCAGAACAGCCTAAGAGAAGAACTGAAAACAACACTAGCAGAGATGACCTATACTAAATTGGCACAAACAGATGCAGAAACATTAGAAGCATCCAGTAAAGTTAATGAAAAAGTTCCTTTACCGGTATTTGTGGGGTAATTTATAATGGCAGATGATAAATGGAAGCAGCCGGGTCAACCGCCTCCGCCGCTATTTCTTGGAGACAAGGAAAGAAAATTAGTAAAACAAGTAAATGATGAGCTTGTAGAAAGAGTTATAGGCCAACAGATACTTTATTATCCAGTCAGTATTGAAGATACAGACTTCCACCCAATTTATGGAGAGTCTATTCAAAAAAATTTCTTTAATCCGATAAGAGTTTACGCTCTTGTTGAGTGGAAAGGTTACGAAACAGAAACAACTAATCTTGGAGTCGACAGAGTTTCTAAGATAACTGTTCACTTTCATAAAAGAAGACTAACAGAAGATCAAAACCTTTTCGTTAGAGAGGGCGACTTTGTTGCATATGGTGATGAATACTATGAAATTGTAACTCTCAACGAGCCAAAGCAAATATTTGGACAAGTTGAGCACAAGATGGAAATAAGCGCAGAATGTGTAAAGGCAAGGGAGGGTTTATTCGATGGCAACTAAAAAAATACCATTCGCTAGCTCTACTCTAGAGAATATTGATACTGCATTCTTAAGATATATTAACGAAACTTTAGATATTCATACCACAACTAACCAGGGATTTATAAAAGTACCTGTAATTTGGTCGTCTGCAGAGAGAACCTTTCAAAGCAAGAGAGACTCAAGAGTAAGAGATCAGGAAGGCTCATTAGTTCTTCCGTTGATAACGATAGAGAGAACAGCAGTTACAAAAGACGTCAAGAGAAAGGGAACAGTTCAAGCAGCGCTCATGCCAGTAGATGATGAGAAGGGTGGTGTTATACAAGTTGCAAGAAGAATAAAGCAAGATAAAACTGCAAACTTTGCAAATGCTGATGCAAAAAGAACCAGAGGGCAATTAAACTTTCCAAGGCCAAATA